CAACGACATCAGCCTAAACTTGTACTTCAAGACCCTTCAGCCTTTGGAGTTCACCAATGATGTGGTGACGCCTATGGATATGGAGACGCGCGAGGAGCAGACGGGCGTTAAGTTATCAAGCCAAGAGCCTACCGATGAGCATTTCGATGCTATGTTCGCAGAGCTTGAAATCTTGGGTGAGGTCATCAACGAAGATGAGTGGGAGCTTGTAGATGAGCGCCCCGTTGACTACGATGCAGAACAGGCATTAAGTAAGTACGCTTTTGCATCAACAGGCAGCGCATTCCCGAACGCCAATAGCAGCCAAGATGGCGTAACGCCCGAAGGCAAGCGCTACAAGGTTCGCTACTCGTATGCGCCCAATTCCACAAGATCTACCTCAAGGGAGTTCTGCAAGAAGATGGTATCAGCAAGCAAGGTGTACCGCAAAGAAGATATTGAGCGTATGGATGGTCAAGCCGTCAACGAAGGCTTCGGGCCAAGAGGCGCAGCAACCTATTCAATATGGCTTTACAAGGGCGGTGCAAGGTGTCATCACTTTTGGATGCGCAAGACTTACTTGGCAAAAGGCGAAGGCGTAACTCCCGATGTTGGCAACCCCAACGCAGAGGTGAGCGTAAACAAGGCAAAGGCAGAGGGCGTATCACTTGAGACCAATCCTGCAAACGTAGCAAAGCGCCCCGTTGATATGCCTAATGAAGGATTTTTAAACCCACGATAAGAAATGGCTACGGCATTATGGATTAAACGAGAGGACTTGGTTCGCAACACCGCGATTGGCGGTAACGTGGACACGGATAAGTTCATTCAGTTCATTAAAATCGCGCAGGAGATACACATCCAAAACTATACGGGCACGAAGTTGTATGATAAAATCAGCAACGACATTATCGCCAATACTCTTGCCAATCCTTACTTGGCATTGGTGAACGACTACCTTCAGCCGATGTTGATTCACTACGCGATGGTGGAGTACTTGCCTTTTGCTGCTTATACAGTTGGCAATGGCGGGGTGTTCAAGCACAACTCCGAGAATAGCACCACCGCTGAAAAGATTGAGGTTGACTATTTGGTCGGCAAGGCTCGTGACTTGGCGCAGTATTATACCGATAGGTTTATCACTTATATGAGCTACAACCAAGCCTCATTCCCCGAATACAACGCCAACAACAACGCTGACGTTTACCCTGATACTGACTCTAACTTTTCATCTTGGGTACTTTAGATATGAAGAAACAAACCTACACTCCGAAGCGTAGCAACATTGTGAAGTTAAAGAGTTATTTAGACAATGGGAGTTCAAGGCGATTGGGGACAAGGAGCAGCAAACAATGACATCTATTGGGGTCAAGCAGCAGCGACAAACGATATCTCTTGGGGTATGGTTCAGCCATTGTCTTATGGTCATCCTACTACTAACCTTTACGGCAACAACGAGCAAGGTGCTTGGCAGTTGATAGAAGAAATTTGGAATACTTGGTCAACAACTTGGAATAATTAGAAATGGGAACAACATTAACGGGGACAACCCCACAGGACACTTACGATAGCCTTATTAAGGTTACGGACAACGGGCCGATTAGCGGTACGCTAAAGGCGTTAAGCGATGGTTTGGGTAATGACTCAACCTTGTCTTTGTCAACGACTGCTGCTTCTATCGCAGGAACTTTGGCGGTAGCAGGTGCTGCTACTTTTGATACAACTACTCTTGTAGTTGATGCTGCCAACAACCGAGTTGGCGTAGGCGTTGCCTCCCCCACAAGCACTTTAGATGTTGCGGGAAAAGGCATTTTTAATATAGGCGCCACCGCAGGTGATGTTTTAGTATGTGATAAATTGGCGGGTGGAAATATTGCTTTTAACATTAATGGGGTATATAGCGGTCAAGTAGGTGTATCAGGTCTTGGAGATTTGGTTCTTGCAGGAAGAACAATTTATCCTGCGATGGTTATTACGAGCGCAGGTGTAGTTGAACTCTCTCAAGGTCAACTAAAATTCCCTGCAACGCAGGTAGCGTCAGCGAATGCAAATACCCTTGATGACTACGAGGAGGGGGAATGGACTATGAGTGTTACTTTTGGTGGTGCGTCTGTTGGTGTGACTACGTCAGCCAATACGGGAACATATACCAAGATAGGAAGGCAAGTAACAGTAAATGGATATCTTGAACTAACGAGCAAAGGAAGTTCTATTGGTTCTGCAAGAATTACGGGATTACCTTTTTCAATCCCTAACCTTACTCAAAATTATGCTACGGCAAGTCTTTATTTAGGTCAAACAACTTTTACAAATCAATTTATGGGATATGGAGTTGTAAATAGCACGACTATTCAATTAGATGAAGTTACAATTTTAGGGGCAATTACACCACTTGAAAATGGTGACTTTGCAAATAATAGTGTAATAATGATTAACTACACCTACTTTGTATAACAACTAAACAACAAAAAAATGATTGAAGAAGTAATCTACATCAGCGAGTTCAACGTCAGCCTTGACGGCACTAAATTTTTCTGCGGCAGCTCTTTATTTTGGTGATATAGCTTTTACAAACCAATTTCAAGGATATGGAGTTGTAAATAGCACGACTATTCAATTAGATGAAATTACCATATTAGGCGTACAATCTTCTCTTTCAGACGCTGACTTTGCAAATAATAGCAGACTTATGGTCAACCTCACCTACTTCGTATAATAAATAAAACTAAACAAAATGATTGAAGAAGTAATCTACATCAGCGAATTCAACGTCAAATTAGACGGCACTATCGCAGTCCGCAAAACCACAGACGTTACCAAAGACGGAGCCGTAATCGCTTCATCTTATTGGCGCACCGTGCTTGCAGTTAACGACCCTGCTGCCGATGAGGTATTGGGAGTTGATGGCTACTACCGCACCCTTGCCAACGATGCTTGGGCAATGATTCCAACGCCCGTAGTGGTTGAGGAAGCAGCAGCCGAGTAAATGGAACACCTACAACAACGCTTGGATGCATTAAAGCAGCAAGAGGCGAATCTACTAATGCAATTAGATGAGGTTCGGGTCTTGGTATCTGCATACGAGAACACCCTAAACAAAGATGACAAAGGAGTCGGCTGATAGCGTTCTCACGTCTTGGTCTTTAACGGGAGCAGGACTTCTCGTAAGCTACGCCCATCAAGCGTTGGGTTTAGCCGTACTTGTAACCTCACTTGCGTACACTCTTTGGAAGTGGCGAAGGGACTACAAGCGGGACAGAGGTGCTAATTGAGCGAATCTTCAAGAACCCCAAGACCACCATCTTGGGAACCCCAAGACCACCATCTTGGGGCTTCTTATTATAGCACTATGCTTCGTACTCGTTTGGGGCGGCCGCGCAACTTTAACGGAGGTTTCAACTTTTATGGTCGGAGCCTTCGCCCTTATGTTTTTAAAAGACCCTAAAGATGGCGAAGCAACAGGCGGTAAGCCAAAGAATCAGTAAGAGCAAGAAACGAGGCAAGCACTCCAAGAGTGCGAGCAGCAATAAGGCGAGTAAGAACTACTCCAAGCCCTACAAGAGTCAAGGGCGTTAAAATGTGCATTAAGGCGCACTTTACCTGTTAATGTACGTTTTAATGTACATTATGACTACAAATTGTGCAATTAAAGGCACATTAAGCAATATGCAAAAAGTGAATAATGCTAAGTCAAATGAGCATAAATGGCACAAAGTGTAAAGTCAAATGAGCATAATGTGTAAAACCCACAACTTTTGATATTAAAAACGTGACCAAGAACTTCACCCTCGCGGAACTGACCGCTACAAAAACAGGGCTTCCTAACGCTTTACCTAAGCACTTGGAACCCAACCTCCGTGCGCTTGCAGAAAACGTCTTACAACCTACGAGAGATGCATTAGGTGCGGTGAAAGTAACGAGTGCATACCGCAGCCCTGCGGTGAATAGCAAAGTAGGGGGAGCGAAGACCTCTCAGCACGTGCAGGCTCAAGCTGCTGACCTCAAGTTTGATGGTGGCAATGATGTGTTGTTTCATTGGATTAAGGACAATTTAGACTTTGACCAACTCATTTGGGAATTTGGCTCTGATACTGCGCCATCGTGGGTTCACGTTAGTTACTCAAGTAGCAAGAACCGAAAACAAATCCTAAAAGCAGTAAAGCACAATGGCAAAACTAAATACCTCCTCTTTTGATGAATGGCTTAACAAACTTGAGGATGCCCCTCAACCGACTTGCAATGTGGACAATCCTCCCTCAACCGACTTGCAATATGGACAATCCTGCTGACTGCGACTCTTGCGGCTCTTAGCAGTTGCGCTACTGTGAAACCCGTCCTTCAGAGTGTAGTTGTAAGGGACACGGTCATTGTCACGCAGACAAAGTACCTGACCGACACGCTCGAACTGTTCAAGGACACGACAATCTACCAAGACAAGGTACGTCTGCAACTTCAGTACATAGACCGAAAGGTGTACGTTGAGGCAACGTGCTTACCCGATACCATCCGTGTAACTCAGACCAAGATTCTAACGAAGGAGAAGAAGCAGAGGGGATGGACTTTGGAGGGAGGAGCAGTTTTGCTTATGCTTATTTTGGTAGGTGGCTACATCGTGAAGCGTTGGGTAGATAAACTCACCGAGTAATTATACCCTTTAAGATACATTAGGGGCGTTTTAAGAGACTTTATACGCTAAAGGGTATAGTTCTATACCTTGAGGTATTTGGATGCGTTAGAACGCAACTTCTTTCTTTTTCTTTATTAAGTTTCTTTTTCTTTAAGTTGTTTGGTAAAGTTAAGAGTTGACTAACTACTAACTAAAGTCAAGTTAATAGTTGATTAATTAGTTAAGTTAAGTAAGTTAACTATTCAACTTGTAAAAAACAAAATAAAATTGACATACGCAAGTCCTTATGTTAATTTGTAATGATTCTAAATAATGAATGACCATATCTACATTTATTGGGATGACGTACCTTTGGCTAATGACACCAAAGTACTACATCGGCAAGACGTTGAAGATAGAGGCGAAGGATGTGGTGATGGACTTCCAACCTGATAATTACAATCTTGGAACTGCCCTCACCTACCTAATGCGTGCAGGCAAGAAACCTCACAACCCTATCTGCGATGATATCAGAAAAGCCATCGCTCACCTACAATTTGAACTTGAACGCCAAGATGAGCAGCAAACCATTAGCGCAACAAGCGAAGGAAGCCAAACAACAACAGGAAAATATGCAGTACTATACTAACCCTGCCAAGCGCAGGAAGATTGACTTTATTCTTGAGGAGTGCGCTACGCTGATGGCTAACTGCGACTCGGACTACCAATCTCGCCAACAGGCGAAATACAAAGAGCAGGAACTACTCGGTGAGATTGCCAAGATAGACCTGCACTTCGCCATCCAATGCGGTTATCTGATACCCGACAATTGACATACAAGATTGTCGTTGGCAAGGTTCCAAGCCTTAACGCCTTCTATGCATCAAAGCATTGGACTGCCCGTGTGAAGGCAAAGGAGTTGGCATCCAAAGAGGTGATGTCGCAGCTTGAGAAGTATGACCTGCAAGAGATAAAGGATGTCCACATCCATTGCAAGGTGAACTACCGCTACGATATTGACAATGCCATTATGGCGGTGAAGTTTGCCCTTGACACATTTAAGACTTGGGGTGGCGTAAAGGATGATAGCCGCAAGTATGTGCATTCCTTAAAGTTGGTACACGACCAAAGTATTGGGAAAGACACGGCAGAAATTACGTTCACGGGTTTGTTAGTATCAGAATAAGTTGTATATTTGCATAACTTAAAACCAATCAGTTATGACTTTATCTTTCAGTTCAGACGTTTACACCGAAATGGTGCAAGTGCAACAAGCACAAATCCAAGCACTTCAAAACAAGGTACAAGAGCTTGAAGCTCGTATTGATGTATTGGAGCAGCAATCAATTCTATTTATCTAAAACCAATCTATACTATGTCAAAAATTATTTCAATCACCCCAACGGGCCAATGGCAGGATCTCTTTAAGTTAGAGGTTCGCTTCGACAACGGAGACTTCGGTACTGCCTTTGCCAAGTCACAAACCCCACCCTATGCCGTAGGCGAAGACGTGGAGTACACCAAGAACGAAAAGGGTACGGTGAAAATCCAACGAGCCAATGCTTTTGGCGGTGGTGGCTACACTCAGTCTGCACCATCTGCTCCTTCATTTGCTGCTAAGACAGATGACCGTTCCGCTTCTATCATTCGCCAAGTGGCGTTGAAGTCAGCGGTTGAGTACGCTTGTGCTGCACAACACGATGTTAACACCATCCTTGCCAACGCAGAGACCTTTAACGCTTGGATGACAGGCGCAAGTTCAGCTCCTGCCTCACACGTTGAGCATTTCGCAAATCGCAACGACCCTTTCTGATTGGTTTTTAAATAGGTCGTCGCGTGAAGCCCCTCTACGGAGGGGTTTTTTTATGTCAATTATTTTGTTATATTTGTCAAACCAATTAGAAACAATGATACATCCCGACTTACTGAGCAACGAATCTGCTCGGTGTTTTTGAAGTAGATCAATACCTACGACTTAAAGACGGTGAGTTTGTGGTTGTGGTGGGCCACGCCAACGTGGGCAAGACCCATACGCTGCTTTATCTTATGCTCTTGCAGTCATACAACTTCGGCAAGAAGTGGCTGATATATTCTGCAGAGAACGAAGTGCCAAGCCTTAAACGAAAGCTCATTGAGTTCTTGGTATGCAAACCGATTCAAGGTATTGATGAGGGGATGATGTACCGCAAGCTTGACTTCATCAACGAGTACTTCCAATTCATTGACGGCAATCGGCTTTTTACCGCCTTTGAATTACTTGAGGTAATGAGCAGCATCAAGAACGAATGGAACTATACAGGTGCTTTGATAGACCCCTACAACTCCCTATCAACAGACCAAAAAAAATTAGGCAAGACAGGGATGCACGAATACCATTATGAGGTAGCATCTGCGCTTCGTGTCTTCGCGCACCAAAACAACGTCACTACAATCGTAAACGCTCACCCTGTAACCGAAGCAATACGTAAAGTATTTTACAAAGGCCACCCATACGAGGGGATGGCGATGCCACCCAATACTTCGGACATCGAAGGTGGCGGTAAGTGGGGCAATAGAAGCGACTGCGTTATCGTGATTCATCGCTTTGCTGCCCACGAAACCGATTGGATCTACACCCATATTCACGTTCGTAAAGTAAAGGAGATGGAATCGGGCGGGCGCATCACGCCCCTTGAAACTCCGCTTGTTTTACAGAGCGTGTTGGGAAATGTTGGTTTTGTGATAAACGGCCGTAACTTGCTGCCAATTAAAATGGATGAAACGCCTGCGACTGATGTACCCTTCTGACGATAGCCACGACCTCTACATTCGGGAGAAGCAGTTGATGCTTGCGGGTACTGCGATGTGGTTGGCAAAGCAAGCAGCAGACAAGGCAAAAGGCAGAGAAGTACAAGATGATCTTCTTCACCACGTTATGAGCTGCCACTACGCAGACTTGCTATTGCAGCAGTTTATTGACTACCGACAATTCACGGAGGGAAAGATGAACGAGATGTACTTGGCGAACGCCAAGCTGCGTATTGATAGCGAGCAAATGATCTACGAGATTCAAAGGCTTCAGGGCATAATTGAAGATCAGCTATGAAGCAGATCCTTTCACCCTTTCAGAAGTACGAATGCTTCTCGGTTGACGGCACAGACTACCTCGTGACCGATGTAACCATAATCCAAGACAAGGATGACAATTTAGTGGAATGGGCAAGTGAGATGAAGTTCAAAAGACTTTCAGACCACAAGCACTTCACTATGCCAATCACCAAGATATTAACCAATCACAAAGAGGGCAGAGCTAAACGCTGCAAATGCTAATGAGACCATTCGAACTACGCCAACTAAAAGTATCTAAAGAACAGTACTTCGCCCGCTTGGGCTTTGCCGATAACGGCAGCCGAGCGCACAAAGAATCCACTGCAAGAGCTAACGGCAGCCGAGCGCATAAAGAATCAACTGCAAGAGCAGCATTCGTATCAGCATTCCGCAACCACGCAACGCTCCACGAGTTGGGCGAGGCCATAGACAAAGACCATAGCTCGGTGGCCTATGCAGTAAGGATGCACAAAGACCGCCTTATCTACGGGGACTATCAGCACTACTACAAGGTTGCTTGCTGCGTTCTTGAGGAGAACCCTATGGCAACGATTGACAAGCCCGACTTTGAAGCGATGGAGCAGGAACTAAATAAACTCAACGAAGTGGTAGCGGAGTTATCTAAATACAAGGAATTGTATCTAACTCTTAAACGCACATTTGATGAATTTTAACGTAGGACTTTACCCCATCTATGGGCTTATCGTAGGGGCTAATTGGTCAAAGACCGACTACCTTGAAGAAGATATTGTGATGCACACGGTGCAATTTGCTCTGTTTGTTGTAATTGTAGAAATCACTTGGGACTCCTCGCAGTATTAGCAAAGCGGCAGACCGATTGGATTCGGATGTGCAAGAGTTTCGGAGCGAGTGATGACCTTGCTCAAGAGCTTGTGCAGGAGATGTACGTTAGGTTGTACAAATACGTTGATGATGCCGAGAAGATAATGTACAACGAAACGGAGGTAAATACCTTCTTTGTGTACGTTACGCTCCGCAATATGTACGCAACCCTGATGCGTCAACGAGCAAGATTTGAATTTGTAGACGTGGACATCCTTGAGGAGTTCATCTACGAGGAGGCCAACGAAGATGCAGAGGTGCAGCTAATCCAACTCTACGACAGGGTATGGTCAACCCAAACCGATTGGCATTGGTACGATAAAAAGATATTTGCACTATACCACAACACCGATATGTCCATTCGCACGTTAGCGGATGAGACAAAGATTTCAGCACGATCAATTTTCAACACACTAAAAAATGCAAGAGAGCGAATCCAAGAAGACTGCCAAGACACCTACGAAGCGTACAAAGAAGCCAAGCGGCTTGGGTGATACCATTGAGCAAATCACAACTGCCACAGGCATCAAGGCTGCGGTAGATTGGTTCAGCGAAGCCACAGGCGTGGACTGCGGATGCGATGCCCGCAAGGAGAAACTGAACAAGCTATTTCGGTACAGGAAACCCGAATGCTTAACTAAAGAAGAATACGAATTTATTGGCAAGATGATAGGCAGGAACACCGTTACCGCCATTGAACAGACGGAAGTCAATAAAATCTACAATCGAGTATTCAAAGATTCGGTGAAGCCCACAAGCTGCGGATCTTGCCTACGGGGTAGGGTGCTTGAGTTAGAAAGCCTTTACAACGCCTATTAGTGTTTTACACTATCGACATCCCCAACACTTTATTTAGTGAGCTAAACAAGAACTCACAGATAAACAAATTCTTTGGCAAGGTGTATGTCGGTGAGTGTATGCGGTTGATCTCTGACTACTATGAGAGCAACACCCTAAACACGCAGGAAGGGTGGCAAGAATACTACAAGGAGATGCAAGGCTTTGCAGGTCTTACGGTTGTATTTGAAGAACTAAAGAGCAGGCTACCGAATGTTGAGGAGCAACATATTAAGAAATACATTTGGCATCGTGTAATCGGGCAAACTTGGAACGGCTACCAAAAGGAACTAATCGTGGTAAGGGAGCTAAACGCAGCGTTCCCCGATGCACACTTTAAGAAGACCACCTTTAACATTGACCACGACTATTGCATAGACGCGGAGATGTTCTACAACAAAACCCTAATGCTCGGCTTGCAGATAAAGCCCGAATCCTACAAGGCTATGGGTAGCCCCTACCAACTACGAGCAAAGGAGGCGCACCGCGCCAAGAACGAGCGCTACAAGCAGGAATTTGCACCCTATGTTTACGTTTACTACGGCAAGGAAGGCATTGCAGACAAGGAGCAACTATTTAATCAAATCAATTTATTTTTACACTATGCCAATACCTAAAGTTCAAAGCGGAGAAAAGCAAACCGAATACATCCAACGCTGCTTGGAGGCTATCGGAAGCGAGTACCAAGACAAAGACCAAGCAATAGCAGTTTGCTACACACAATTCAGAGAGGGCAAGTAGTCCTCTTTTTTTTGTTGGATTGTTGGTAATTAAATAATTTGTTATATATTTGACAAACATTTAATACCAATCAGAATGAAACTACTACTTAAAAACATCACTTACTTATGCGCTCTTGCGCTGACGTTTTGGGCATACCTATGGACTCTTGAACTTCTTGGGATATGATATTTACCTACAACGACCTAAAGTTTTGGCTCGAAGATGCCGACCTGCTACCGAAGTCTTATTGGGATGCGCTTGAGGATTACGACCCCGACAACAAGAACTCCGATGAAATCCTTGCCAAGTTTCTTGGCTACGTTCACGTTGCTGACTTCTACAACTACGAGATGGACATCACCTACGTTGAGGAGACCTACAACGAGGATGGCTACACCAACACCGTAGCATACCCCACGACATCCATTTATGGAGACGCACCAAAGCTTGCCGATGACATCTACACCAAGTGGCTTAATTGGGCAACAACCGTAGCATCCGAAGAATAATTAAAACCAATCAAATGAAATACGAAACTATCTCCCAACTACTCCGACAACTGAAGTCGGCAGACATATCCGAATCAATCCTCAAAGACATAGAGACCATTGAGCAGCTACACTTGCGCTTTGCCTACCACGATGCCTTGCTTCGTGTGCCTTTTGAGCAATGGTACGAAGCAACATTCAAAACAGAAACAAAATGAAAATTATAGAACTACTTGACGGAAGTACTTGGGATATGGAGACAGTCCTTGAGAAGATGCACGATGATGACTTTTACTACGGAGTACTCGGCAAGAACGCCCTGTCCTCCTCTGCTTGCAAGCTGCTGCTGACCTCACCCAAGACGTATCACTACGTTACAAAATACGGCAGCGAGGACTCCGATGCGTTTGCGGTAGGCAGACTCGTTCACCTTATGACTTTAGAGCCTCACAAGGTAGCGGACTACGAGGTCATTGAGGTGCAGAGCAAGAACGCAAAGGCTTGGCAAGATGCAAAGGGCAAGCGCAACCTTTGTACCCGTAAAGAGTACAATGAGGCGCAACGCATCTCTGATGCGCTCCTGCGCAACGAGAACGTACTTGGGCTTATCACAGGCTGCGAGTTTGAAGTACCAAAAATTGGTATGATTGGCGGGCTGCCCTTTAGGGCGAAGGCTGACATCTATGCTGATGGTTTCTTGGCTGACTTAAAAACAACAACCGACCTACGAGCATTCCCTTATTCTGCAAAGAAGTACGGCTACGATGTGCAGGCGTTCATTTACACCCGATTATTCGGAGTGCCGATTGATAAGTTCTTCTTTATCGCTATTGACAAGGCAAGCCTTGACATAGGCATCTACTCCGTGAGTCCCGAGTTCGTGGCAGAGGGAGAACGCAAGACCCTTGAGGCTATTGAAATGTACAAGCAGTTCTTTATCTTAGGGGAGGACTTAGATTCGTACACAGTTGTAGGCACGTTATGACCGACATCACCAAATGCACAGGCGAAGGTTGCCCTCTAAAAGAAACCTGCTACCGCTTTACCGCCCCTACGGATATGTACCAATCGTTCTTTGTTGGCATACCTATCAAGAACGGCCAATGCGAATACTATTGGAACACTAAACTTTAACATCAAACCAATCGTTGCATTTTTTGCAACACCTCAAATACCAAAGAATAATGCAAGATCAATTTATGAGGATAGCGATGGCGCAGCTCCGTAGCACCTACCCCTTCAAGCCCCAACGCAGAGCAGTAGCTGCTCGTATGTGGGTGAAGTTTCTTGAGCGCAAAGCGATGGCGCAATGGTTCAAAGACCAAGAGGCTAATTTATGATTAGACCCTTTGTACTTGCGTTCCACAAGCAGAACTCGGGTGTATCACACCATAGGACATTTGCCCCCTTGATATGCCACAAGGGAGTAGATGTTTTTTTCATTGAGAAGATTACCGACATTGATCCCGAGATATGGCCGAAGGTTACTCACATCTTCACCTCAAGGGTGTTCCCTGTTGAGCCGTTTGATGACTTTGTAAAGCTCTGCCGTAAGGAGGGCATTAAGTTAATCGTTGATAACGATGATTGGTGGGTGCTACCTCCTACCCATCCTCTGCTTGGGGTATATTCAGCTCAAATGAAGATGAAGATTATTCGCTCTATGAAAGCAGCGGATGAGGTATGGGTGACAAACAAGCATCTTGCCTCAAAGGTCAAGAAATACAATACCAACATCCGAATCATACCAAACGCCATCAGCGTACCAACGTGGCAGGTAAACAGAGAACCAAGCGAAGAAGTGCGCTTTGGTTATATCGGAGGCAATCACCACGCAGCAGACAAAGCTATGTCGCTGATGTAGATGGGTACCCTGACATTATGAGGGCAAGCTACAAGCTGCCCACGATGCAGCCAACACACTACCATAAGCTCTACAATTACTTTGACGTTAGCCTTGTGCCGTTAAGCGGTTCGGAGTTTGCCAAGTGCAAATCTCATTTAAAGATGCTTGAGGCGGGGTTTAGCAAGTGCGCTATGATAGTGAGCAACACCCAACCCTATTCACCCTACATCACAAAGGATAACTGCATTGCCATCAAGCACCCAAGCGAATGGGCAGGAGCAATCAAGAGGCTAAGTGAAAACCCCAACCAAGTCGCTGACCTAACGGAATCGTTATACGAGTATGTGCAGGACTTCACGATGGATAAGATAAATGAACTACGATGCTTTACATAGTCACCCCCTGCTCACGCCCTCATAACCTCGTAAGGGTGAGAAGAAACATCCCTGCCTATGCAACTTGGGTGGTGATGATAGACGCAAATTGCGACTTCAAGGGAGCAACAGGCGCATCAATCACACACTACTCTACGCGCACAGGGAATATGGGCAACCCACTACGCAATGAGTTCCTTGAGTTGTATGCTGACTCCTTTACGAAAGAGGATTGGGTGTACTTCTTAGATGATGACAACACCCTGCATCCAAAGTTCCTTACGGAGTGGAATAACCTAAACTCCCTTGACTGTTCTATTGTAACGTGGGGACAGGAGGGAAGGCTACGCCCTACCGACCAACCAAGAGTCGGCAACATAGACACCGCCTGCTATATGTTCAAGCCCCACGACCTGCCCAACCTACGCTTTGAGATGACGTATGAGGCAGATGGCACCTTTGCTCAAGCAGCATCCGAACAAGGCACACTTATCTGCGTAGAGCAGTACCTTTGCTACTATAACGCATTACGATGAAAGCATCAAAAGACATAGAAGGGTGGTTCAACCACCAAGCAGCATACGACTACCTCCTTGCCAATATGCCCGAAGACGGCACGTTCGTAGAGTTGGGTGCTTGGCTCGGTAAGTCATCAGCCTACCTATGCGACAAAGCAACACACCAAAACATCACCATCATTGATTCGTGGAAAGGCTCACCAAACGAACTCACCACAACCCACCAACTCGCAACGGAAGTAGACATGAAGGGGTCACCAAACGAACTCACCACCACCCACAAGCTCGCAACGGAGATAGACATCTACAAGCTCTTTGTGGAGAATATGGGAGACCGTAAGTACAAGGCTATCAAAGCAACATCCAAATCAGCATCAAAGAAGTTTGCCAACGAATCCCTTGACGTGGTATTCATAGACCTAACCCATACCTATGAGGCGGTAAAGGAGGATATCAAGCTATGGCTACCCAAAGTAAAGAAGGGAGGCTTCATCGCAGGAGATGACTACCACGAGAATTGGAAGGGAGTAATCCAAGCGGTAGATGAACTGCTGCCTCACGCTTGGTTCATTGATGACTGTTGGATTTACCAAAGGTGAAGAACCACACAAAGGTCTATCTCAAAGGGATGGGCTACTCCACAACTGACTTCATACCCTGCGAGGTATGTCAAGCCCAAGCCGTAGACATCCACCACATCGAATCTCGTGGGATGGGTGGAAGCAAAATTGCTGATACCATCGAAAACCTAATGGCGCTATGCCGTGCCTGCCACGTTGCATACGGGGATATTAAAGAATGGAAGGAACGACTTCAAGCAACACACAACCACCACCTATCAAAAAGAGTTATTTAGTTATGCAAAGAGCAGCAATCGGTACAATCATACCAAACCCCGTAAACCCAAGAATCATAAAGGATGACAAGTTCAAGAAGCTTGTAAAGTCCATACAGGACTTCCCACAGATGCTTGAGCTGCGCCCAATCGTAGTAGATGGCAATATGGTAGTGCTTGGAGGGAATATGCGCCTTAAGGCTTGCATAGCCGCAGGACTGAAGGAAGTACCCATCATTGTTGCGGACCAACTGACCGATGCACAGAAGGCTGAGTTTATCATTAAGGACAACGTAGGCTTCGGTGAATGGGATTGGGACTTACTCGCTAACCAATGGGATGTAGAGGCATTAGAAGATTGGGGTCTTGAGCTGCCCTTTGACAATACCCCTGTACTTGAAGCGGAGGAGGATGACTACGAAGCACCATCCGAAATAAAGACAGACGTAGTCTTAGGGGACTTAATAGAGATAGGCAACCACCGCCTGCTCTGTGGGGACTCTACCGATAGCGACCAAGTGGCTAAACTTGTAAATGGTCAAAAGATAGACCTTGTGTTTACAGACCCCCCGTATGGCGTAAGTGTTGTTTCTTCATCGGGTAAAGTTGGTGGAGGTAAAGAAACTACTTTTGGTGCCGTAGGCGGTGGTGGTGGAAGCACAAAGAAAGGAAAGAACAAATGGGTTGATAGTGGTCAATATGCTCAAATTATTGGAGATGATACAACTGATACGGCAAGAGAATTCTACAACACCTGCGTTTCTCTTGATTTTAAAAATTATATAATTTGGGGAGGTAATTACTTTACTGACTTTCTCGCCCCTTCAAAGTGTTGGCTTGTTTGGGACAAAGAGAATACAGGAAATTTTGCTGATGTTGAACTTGCTTGGACTTCTTTTGATAAAGGTGCAAAATTGTATAAGTGGCTTTGGAACGGACTTAGCAGAAAGGGAGATAGAGCAACTGAATTGCAAAAGCGTGTACACCCAACTCAAAAGCCTGTTGGTCTTCACGTTGATATATTCAATGACTTTAAAGCAGACACAGTATATGATGGCTTTGGTGGCTCAGGAACAACTATGGTAGCCTGTCATCAATTAAATAAAAAATGTTTTATGATTGAAATGTCACCCGACTACTGCCAAGTGATTGTAGACCGAATGCACAAGCTCGACCCATCCCTTGAAATCAAAATAAACGGCAAGCCTTATGACAAGTAGTGACATCCATAAAAAGGCAATGCTTGATGCGTTGGAGAAATCCTTAGGGGTAGTAACGTCTGCTTGCAAGAGCGTTGACATCGCACGGCAAACGCATTACCGTTGGCTTCAAGAGGACAAAGAATACAAAGCAGCAGTCGAAGAACTATCAGACGTAGCGATTGACTTCGCAGAGAGCCAACTGCACAAGCAGATAAAGGAGGGCAACTCCACCGCTACTATCTTCTTTCTAAAGACCAAAGGCAAGAAGCGTGGGTACGTGGAACGCCAAGAGGTAGACGTATCTTCGGGCAAGCTATTCCAAATTGAAGTGCTTGGAGAAGATTCAGACCAATAAAGTATATAACCACCTAAAGCGCAGCGACAAGAAGATAATCGTTGAGCAGGGCGGTACTCGTAGCGGAAAGACTTACAACATCCTGCTATGGGTGATTTTCTATTATAGCACACGGGAAACAAACAAGACCATCACCATCTGCCGTAAGACGTTCCCTTCACTTCGTGCTTCGGTGATGCGTGACTTCTTTGAGATACTACGCAACAACGACCTGTACAACGAGAGCTACCACAACAGGTCAAGCCACGAGTACTATCTGAACGGCAACCTTGTGGAGTTCATTAGCCTTGACCAACCGCAGAAGATACGAGGGCGCAAGCGCAACCTCCTGTACATTAACGAAGCCAACGAGCTGACCTTTGAGGATTGGCAGCAGCTTATTATGAGAACCGAAGACAGGGCAATCCTTGACTACAACCCTTCGGATGCGTTCCATTGGATATACGATAAGGTGGTAACCCGTGATGACTGCGAGTTCCATCAGACCACCTACCTTGATAACCCGTTCCTTGATAGCAGCATCCGACAGGAAATAGAAAGGCTAAGGGACACCGATAGCGACTATTGGAGAATCTACGGATTAGGAGAACGTGGTATGAGCAGAGCCACCATCTTCCAATACGGGCAGGCAGAGATACCAACGGATGCCACGCTCTTATGTCACGGGATGGACTTCGGGTACACCAATGACCCTACCGCACTTGTGGCAGTTTACAAGTCGGGAGACAACCTTTATGTGGATGAGCTTATCTACCGCACGGGGATGACCAACCCACCAACGACCCCACGTCACTCGTTGCGGTGTACAAGTCAGGTGACAACCTGTACGCTGATGAACTCATCTATCAAACAGGACTCACGAACCCCGACATCAGCAACCGACTGAAAGACCTAAACCTTGATAGGCGCACGGAGGTATATGCTGACTCTGCTGAACCCAAATCTATTGAGGAGCTGCATCGTATGGGATGGAACGTGAAACCCACGCAGAAGGGCGCAGATAGCGTCATAGTGGGTATTGACGTGCTGAAGCGGCACAAGCTATTCGTAACCCCACGAAGCAGCAACCTAATCAAGGAACTGCAAAACTACAAGTGGGTAGAAGACAAAAATGGAAACCTGCTTAATCGCCCCATCGATGCCTTCAATCACGCCATTGATGCGCTCAGATATGCAACCTACAACAAGCTAAGTAGGCCTAACTTTGGCAGGTATGCCATACGCTAAAACTAAAAGGTTATTTTAATAATGGAACTAAAGGTAATTGTACCCACCTCCCTGTCGGAGATCACCCTTGACCAATACCAACGCTTTGCGAGGTTGGAGGGCGATGATGAGTTCTTGACCCATAAGATGATTGAGATCTTCTGCGGAGTTCCTCTTGCATCGCTTCCGAACGTACGCATCAAAGACGTGAGCCACATCAGCAATCACATTACTGCGATGATCAACGAAAAGCCAAAGCTCACCCCAACCTTCACGATGGGTGGCAAGCGGTACGGGTTTATCCCCGAGCTTGACAATATCACCTATGGTGAGTTCGTTGACCTTGACGGCTACCTGCAAGATGTGCAAGACCTTCACAAGGCGATGGCAGTATTATACCGCCCGATCACAAACGAGGTCGGCAATCGGTATTTGATAGAGCCATACGAGGGATCGAGTAAATACTCGGAGCAGATGAAGCAAGCCCCGATGGATGTCACGATGGGAGCTACGCTTTTTTTTTGGCGTTTAGGGAACGAATTGTTACAGGCTATGCTAACCTCTTTGGAGAATCAGAGTCAGAAAACGAATACTCAAGACAATCCCAATTCGCCAAACAATGGGGTTGGTATGCAACAATCTATCAGCTTGCTAAAGGAGATATTAGGGAGTTTGGAGCAATTACAAGACTTCAGCTCCACGAGTGCTTACACTTCCTCACGTTCGAAAAGCAAAAGCAGGAAGTTGAAAACGACCTAATAAAAAAGTCAATAAAATGAGACAGTTCTACGACATCACCACCAAGCTGAAAGATACGCTTGAGGCCAATAGCCAAGTCAACGTGGTAACGACGGGTGACATATTCGACATAGACCTAAACAAGCAGACCATCTTCCCGCTATCGCACATCATTGTGAACCAAGCAACATTCGAAGGACAAATAGTCCGAATGAACGTGAGCATTGTTTGTATGGACTTGGTGGATGAGACCAAAGAGAATCCACGCTTGCAGGCAGAGCCGTTCTACGGCGTGAGCAACGAACAGAATATCTTGAACACCCAACTCGCGGTCATCAACGATGTGATCACAGAACTACGCAGAGGCACGTTGTACAAAGACCTTTATCAGTTGGATGGAACCGCATCTTGCGTTCCCTTCAGCGAGAGGTTCGAGAACCTGCTTGCGGGATGGACTGCCACGTTTGATGTGCTGCTTGCAAACACCGAGATAAGCGTCTGCTAAGATGGCACGAAAGGACTTGATACAGGCCGTGCTTGAAAAGTTTGCAGGATATGTTATTCAGCAGGCGAGAACCAACCTTACCAAAGGTCGGCGCAATTCGAGCAGGAATCTATACAACTCTTTAAGCTACGATTTGCAAACAGGACCAAGTTCGTTCTCCTTGACGTTCTCTATGGATGACTATGGCGAGTATCAAGACAAGGGAGTAAAGGGCGCAAAAAGCACCTATACAAGCGCACAGGGGTCTCCCTACAAATACACCAACAAGATGCCGCCTGCAAAGGCGTTCAGCCAATGGGCTATTAAGAAGGGATTGGATGGGGTTCGAAATAAGAAGGGTCAGTTTGTAAAGAGGCAGAGCCTTCAGTTCGCCCTTGCGCGCAGCATCTACAATAAGGGTATCCCCGCCACCAAGTTCTTTAGCACACCCTTTGGCTTGGCGTTTCAGAAGCTACCTGCTGAATTAGTAGAGGCATTCCAATTAACCGAAGAAGACTTCAAATCATTTACCACACGATGAGTGTACCCGTAATCTCCACCCCAAATAGCCTTGCTATGGCAAGAAGCCCGCAGTTTGTAACGGGCAAGAACAACGCACTTTCAAACGATTCGCTTGATGCGATGACTTTGGGATTAGCGATTTATTCAGGTTTGAAAACAAAAACCGTAACGAACAACTACAACCTCACCAAAAACTACTCAATCAACGAGGTAATCAATTTTGAAATCAGCGACCTTGTACGCTCGGAGTTCAACCACGACTTCAGCGTATGGAATGACATAGGCTATACGCAAAGCCCCCCTGCGGAGGCATTGTGGGTTCGCCCTACGGGGAGTTGGACTTACTCGAACGCAGGAACTGTTCCTGTTACTGCACCTTTTGCAACAGGTGTAACTGCTGCCTACCTAACTACCGATGGATGGGCAACCCGTGATAACATAGCCCCCGTTGCGGTATCACAACCCGTGCTTGCAACGAGCAGAGATAGGCAGGTGCTTATCGGTAACTACGAATCCCTTGCGATTAACAACAGCGTAGCAAACGACTTGAGTGAGATTGAGATTGTTTGGAACAATGGCGATGGCGATGGCTTCTACACAACTGTTAGTAGTTTATCGCCTCCCGACCCAACAACCAACAACTCACAAAACCTTGTGATTTACGCAGGAGTCGGCCCCGCAAACCTTGAGAACAATCCCTACATAGATAACACCATTAAGCCCTCTACTCACGAAGCAGGGGACTACTACGATGTCATTCTAAAAGATTCAGGTGGCGATACAATTACATCAGTACGCTACTATCTAATCTGCGAACCCAAGTACGACCCTGTGCAGGTGGCGTTCATCAACCGCTTTGGCGTTGCTGACTTTATCACTTTCTTTAAGCGCAGCGATGAGCGTGGTAACTTCACGCAGGACTCCTACCAAAAGAGCATCTACAACGATGGCTTCACCACCCCGTCTTTGGAGATAGGCAAGTACCAATCCTTCAACGTCAACTCTCGCAACACTCTAACCCTAAACACAGGGTTTGTTGACCAAGACTATGATGAGACTATTGAGGACATTCTGATGAGTGAGTATGTCGCGGTTTATACCAATAGTAATTGGGTGAGTGTAGTTCCGAATCGTGGAACCATAGAATACCAAAAGAGCGTGAATACAAAGCTTATCAATTACACAATGTCCTTTGACTTCGGATTTGATGAGCGCAGCTTGGTACGATGAACAAGGTTGATATTTACGTCAATGGCTTTCGCTTGACTTTGGATTTGACGAGCGCAGTTTGGTACGATGAACAAGGTTGATATTTACGTCAATGGCTTCCGCCTTGACCTGTTTGATGATGAGGAGATAAGCATCAACCTCTCGGTGCAAAACGTGCAGGACATAAGCAAGGTGTTCACGGACTTTACGCAGGGATTTACCATTCCTGCAAGCCCACGAAACAACGAGATACTTCAGCACTACTACAACGCTAATATCACAAGTTCCGTTATCACTACCGAGACAGGCGGCAGCCCCGTATGGAATAGCATAGGCATCACTTGGAATACCTTTAACACGGTTTGGAATGCAGGCGCAACAAGCACGAGCGTTGCCAATACGTTTGATGGAAGGCTACGACAGGAAGCAAGAATTGAAATAAACTCGTTGCCATTCCGCACAGGCGTGATAGAGATAGAGAACGTGCAGCTAAAAGGCACAGAGCCTTATGCTTACACGCTGACATTCTATGGGGATGTGGTTACGCTTACGGATTTATTTGGCGAGGACTATTTGTATGACCTTGACTTTTCAGGGTACAACATAAACTACACGGATGACAATGTATTCAACGGGCTTACTTCGGGGGTCTTTGGTGAGTTGTTTTTCCCTTTGATGAGTCCTGTCAAGAATTGGATTTACGATAGTGGTTCAGGTTCAGGAGCGCACTCTGAAAACAACATTTCATACCACACAGGTGGTGGTCACGGAGCAGCACACGGCATCAACTATTACGAATTGAAGCCTGCGCTCAAGGTCACGGCTGTGTTGGATGCTATGGAAGCAAAATACGGCATCACCTTTACAGGTTCGTTTTTGTCAGCCACTCCGTTTGTTGACCTGTCGCTATGGCTGCATAGGTTTGAGGGATACCTTTTCGCAGGAGGTAATGACATTAGTTGGCAGTTAATCAACTTCAATAGGGACACGGGAAGCGGTAGCCAATTCAATCTGACTACGGACACTTGGACTGTTCCTGACGATGCGCCATACGACTTACAAATCACGATTGCAAACGCATCAGAAAACTACGAGATTGGTGTATTCTCAAACGGAGTGTTTGAGGCCGCAATTCTTCAGGATGCCCATCCCGCATCCTCACTTACCTTAACGATACCGAGCCTGATATTTAACACAGGCGCACAGGTGCAGTTGTTTATCCGACCCCAAGCGGCTACGTCAATGACGTATCAGGTTACTGACTACTCAGGTGTTGACTCTATAACTTTTACGAGCGAGTTCTCAGTTGACCAAACGGCATCTGCAACCTACTCATTTACGCTTGTGATTTCTGACTTAATGCCTGAAATCAAGGTGAAGGACTTCCTTGCAGGAATCCTCAAGATGTACAATATGGTGATTCAGCCAACGAGTGCAACCTCGTTTCTGCTTCAGCCGTTGCAGGATTGGTATGCCGCAGGAACCGACAAAGACTACCAAGAGTATTTAGACATTACGCAGTATGTGGTAAACCGCCCACCGCTATACAGGGAGATTGAATTTAAGTACCAAGAGACAGAGCAGATACTCGGATTCCAATACCAACAGACAAACAATGTAGGCTTCGGGGATTTGAATGTTAATTTCACTTTTGATGGCGATGAGTTCATTGTAGAGGTTCCTTTTGAATGTCCCCTATTTGAAAGGCTGACCGACTTAGACACAAGTTCACTAACGAATGTACTCGTTTACAAGAGCATCACAAGTGAGACCAATGAGGATGGCACGTTCAACCCATACTTGGGCGCACCGATTCTATTCTACGCATACTTCAATGACTACGACATCAGCGACAATCCTGTTTCGTTCATTGATTCAGATGGGACTACAGAGCGCATAGTTGAGGGTGCTTGGTATGCCAATACCTCAAACCGCTACTCAAGCGCAGGCGCATCGCATTCTATTTGCTTTGGCGCAGACATAGACCCCTACCATCTGCAATCGGTAAACCGCAGCCTTTACAACAACGAGTGGAGCAACTACATCACCGACCTATACGCCAAGAGCCGCAGGGTGTACAACGTAGAAGCGGTGTTGCCCATCGGCAAAATCATAACGCTGAACCTTCAGAATGCAATCATTTGGAACAACACCAAGTACATCATTAACAACGTCAGCCTAAATATGACCACAGGCAAAGCAACATTTGAACTCCTCAACGTAGTATGAAGGCAAGCTATTTAAGTTATTTAATTGAAATACTAAACTCGGAGGAGTGGTTTGGCGAGGGTGAGTGCATTGAAATCGCCAAAGGCAAGAACAAACTACCCGAAGGATGGAAAGAATATATTAAGCTACAATGGCGGCAGTTGAAATAATTGAGATTAAAGGGGATGCTACATCCGCTATCGCTGCGCTTAAAGAGGTAGGCATTGAAGCAGCCAAGACGCAGAGCAAGGCTGCCGAAGCTAATGACGCCATTAAGGATGGTCTGTCTGCATTAGACAAGCAAACGGGCGGTGCGGTTTCTGCATTTAAGAGCTTGCAGGGCGGCATCCGAAGCGCAGTAACAGGGTTTAAGACATTAAAGGGGGCTATCATAGCCACAGGTCTTGGTGCGTTGCTTATTGCAGTTACTTCTCTTGTTACCTTCTTTACTCAAACAGAACGCGGAGCGCAGACTTTGCGCGTTGCGATGGCTGCACTTGGTGCCGCAGTTGGGGCGGTAACAGATGCGGTCGTTTCTCTTGGCGAGGGATTGTTGAAATTGTTTACGGGTGATTTCTCGGGAGCCATTGAAACAGTCCGCAAGGGATTTGCCAATATCGGAACTGAGATTCTAAACGACGTAAAAGCAGCAGTAGAGCTTGAGGGGGCTATGAACCGCTTAAAGATTGCCGAGCGAGAGCTTTCTGTTGAGCGAGCAGAGGCAAACAAGGAACTGCGCGCACAGGGACTAATTGCAGAAGACCTCAATAGAACTGTTTTGGATCGCATAGCTGCAATCCGCACCGCCAACGCTATTGAGACCCGTGTGTTTCAAAAAGAATTAAGCACCGCAAGGGAAAGGCTACGCATACTTCAAGAGCAGGCAAGCCTTTCTGAAACCAATGAAGAAACATTGGATCAGATTGCCGCTGCCCGAGTAAACGTCGCAAACCTTGAGGAGCAATCTCTCGGTAAGCGTACAGAACTACAAACTAAAATCAACTCACTTTTAGCTGAAGAAGTAGCAAAGACCAAAGAGCTTGAAACGGCGCGTGAGAATGCAGAAAAGGCAAGGTTTGAAAATAGCGAAAAGAAATTCAAGGAATTTGTAGATAAATCGGTAGAGGCAAGCGAGAAGACGGGATTTGAGATAGCGAGGGTAGGGCAGTTCTTTACTGATTCAATCGCCGAAGGCGCAACAAGCGCAGCAGCAGATTTGGGGGACTATATTAACTTTACCCTTGCAAACCTTGACGCGGTAAGTGGAGCCATCAGCGGGTTTGCTGCACTCGCAGGCGAGAACACTAAAATCAGCAAGGCACTTGCAATGACTCAGATTGTGATTGATACTTATCAAGGTGCGACAAAAGCATTGGGTGCATACCCCCCACCATTTGGCGCTATCGCTGCCGCAGGCGTAATTGCGGGTGGTATTGCAAACTTGAGGAAGGTAAGCTCTACGCAGATCCCTACTACGGCCAACGCTTCTGCGCCAACAACCATAACCACGCCTACCGCACCTTCACAACCACCGCAGTTCAACATAGTCGGGCAAGGCGGAGTGAACCAACTTGCACAAAGCATAGGTGGTCAGTTTAACCAACCCGTTCGTGCTTACGTAGTAGGGCAGGATGTAACGACCTCACAACAACTACAACGCCAAAGAGTAAGAACCGCAACATTCGGATGATGAAACTAATTGAACTTATACTTGATGAAACGATGCTGCTCACAGGCATCGATGCAATCTCCCTTGTGGAATACCCTGCTATTGAAGAAGACTTCATAGCCCTCAACTCACAACGCGTGGAGTTCGCTACGCAGAGCGATGAGAAGCGGATCCTTATGGGAGCAGCACTCGTACCCAATAAACCCATCTACCGAGCAGAGGGACAAGAGGAGTTCTACGTTTACTTCAGCGAGGCCACCATCCGCAAAGCGAGTGAGATGTTCTTTCAGAAGTCCAAGCAGAACAACGCTACGCTTGAACACGAGGTAGGCATCAACGGCCTCACGGTTGTAGAGTCGTGGATCATTGAAGATGAGGTACACGACAAGAGCAAGAAGTACGGTTTCGATTTGCCCGTAGGCACTTGGATGGTATCTATGAAAGTCAACAACCCCGAGATTTGGACAAACTTTGTCAAGACAGGTAAGGTCAAAGGATTCTCTATTGAGGGCTACTTTGTGGATAAGCTAAACCTTGCCAAGCAAGAGATGGCAGAGATAGAAGAACAAGAGGCAGCCTTGATGCTATCGCAGATTGTCGCTATCATAAAAAGGGATGGCCGTAAGAAGTCAGGAACCCGAACCGAGATGGAGTCGTTTGCCGACTACCCCGATGCGGTAAAGAACAACGCCAAGCGTGGCATCGAGCTAAACGAGAAGAACGGCAACAAGTGTGCAACGCCTGTCGGTAAGATAAGGGCGCAGCAGTTAGCACAAGGCAAGCCTGTAAGCGTGGAGACCATTACACGGATGTACTCGTACCTATCAAGAGCCGAAGAATACTACGATGAGAACGACACGCAAGCCTGCGGCACAATATCGTTCCTTCTATGGGGCGGTCTTGCAGGCAAGCGTTGGGCAGAGTCTAAACTAAAAGAACTCGGCAATGTATAGACCAATGAAACTCCCTGTCGCTTCACCGCGAGGTGGCAGGCGTGGATGCTTATGCAAAGACAATACCTATAAGTCCAACTGCTGCGATGGCTCATTGCAAGCACAAGGCATAGGCTCTTTAGTAGGTCAAGGCATAAGCGTGAAGATACGAGGCGAGGAGTGGCAGACCATCAACACACGATGGGAGTCCACAAATACGCTATGGCAAGACCTATAAAAATGTTACAAATAACCAAAACCCTTTTAATTAGTTAGTATGAAAGCAAATTCCATTCTGAACAGAATCCTTGCCGAACTTGCATCCGTAAGGAATGTAAGCTTAGCAACAATGAACCTTGAGAACGGTGCCGTTCTTGAGGCTGAAGCCTTTGAAGCAGGCAATGAAGTATTCGTCGTTAGCGGCGAAGATCGCGTTGCTGCTCCTGTTGGCGAACACCTTTTAGAGGATGGCCGTATTTTGGTCATCACCGAAGAAGGCGTAATCGCTGAAATTAAAGATGCCCCTGCGGCTGCTGAAGTAGCAGTAGAGGTTGAAGTACCTACCGAATTAGCTGATATGCCAATGGTAGAGGAAGCCCCTGCGGTTGTAGCAATCATCGAGAAAGTTCTCGAGGAGATTGCAATGATGCGTGAGGAGATGAAAGGAATGCGTGAGGAGATGGGCAGGAATGCGTGAGGAGATGGGCGGATACGCCAAGAAGGAGGAGATGGCAGCCGTTAAAGCTGAGCTATCTGCCGCACCTGCTGCGAAAGCCATCAAGCACAACCCCGAAACAAAGCAAGTTCAAAAGATGAGTTCAAACCGCCCCGAAAAGACGATTGACCGAGTCCTTGCACGAATGAATAAATAATAAATAAAAATGGCCACAACTACTTCAATCACCACCAATTATGCAGGAGTATTCGCAAGCAAGTATATCTCTGCTGCGCTTCTTTCTGCCGACACGCTTGACAAAGGTCTTATCGAGATCCTTCCAAACGTAAACTACCGCACCACCCTTCAGAAGGTGAACACCAATGACATCGTAAAAGATGCCACTTGTGACTTCGATGCAACTTCTACCTTGACTTTGACCGACCGCATCCTTGAGGTTGAGCCATTCCAAGTGAACTTGCAGCTTTGCAAGAAGGACTACTACGATTCTTGGAT